ACGGTTCCGGTTACGGTTACGGTTACGGTTACGGTTACGGTTACGGTTACGGTGACGGTGACGGTGACGGTGACGGTTACGGGGGTCTCGCCCAATGAAACGTCGAGACCGTCAACTCATTATTTCGGCCGTGGCGCTTGTTGCCGATGCGCGTCTCTCGCTGGCCGGAGCGGATCGCCTATTGGCGCGCCTTGGCTGTTTTGAATTCGAGCGAGTTAGGCTCGCGCGCATTGCCGCCGACACCTTCGATCTCGAAGAAACGATCGATCTGCCAGAGACGGCATGCGCAGTCGGAGGCTATTCATGAGCGAAGAAACCAAACCGATCACTGTGACGGTCGAGCTCGACGATCTGACGTCGGCCCAGGCGGCGCTTTTGCAATTGGCCGATCAGTCGGAGCAGATGGCAGCCAAGCTCAAACGGTCGCATATGGGCGCCGCCAGCCGCCAGGCGGCCGAGAACGCCACGGCTCTCAGGCAGGCCAGCGCGCGGATCAATGAGGCTGTGAGGCGAACTGAGGGAGGCGATGTGGAGAACACGGACGTCGACCGAGGGAGCGGTAGCGCAAGCAAGCGCGAGAGTTAAAAAGAAATCGCCCCGGGGCCGCGAGGAGCGCGGCCCTGGGGGGCGCGCAGGCAAGGAGCCGATGAGCTATGAACGAGGATTGGACTGAACACGCGACCGCCAAAAAGCGTCCGGCGACACGTGGCGAAGATGACGAAGACCCTGCGTGGGACGCCGTCTTGAAATGGGATCCGTTGGAGCTGAGCGCGGCGGCTAAACTTGCGTGGCTGACGATGTGGAAGTGGGCCGGCCGACGACCTGGAAGCGTCAACGTCAATTTCGCTGAGCTGGGCGCGAGCCAGGGCTGCACGGACAAAGTCGGCCGCAACGCGGTCAGGAACCTGATCGCCGTTCATCTTGTCGAAAGAGGAGACCGCAAGCGTGGCAGGTCGACTCTGTATCTTTGGGAGCCACGAGAGGTCTGCCGAGCACGCGACGTTAGGGTGGGTATTACCGATCGACCGATCATCGATCAACATCCCGACTCGCGTGACTCGGAAGACTTTGACTGCCCTCAAACCGGCGGAACCGCCGATTCGTTAGAGCCAATCGGCGGAACCGCCGGAGGGCAATCGGCGGAACCGCCGGTTTCCCCCTTACCTTATAGGTTATCTGTAAATCAACCTTACCCTGGTACTCACCTTACCTTAAGTATTAAAGGCAAGGGCGCTAGAGAGGAGCAACCGGCGGAACCGCCGGAAGGCAATCGGCGGAACCGCCGAACGGACGGCGCGATTTCGGCGGAACAGCCGTTTGGCGCCGTGCTGGTCGACGCACTCGAACGCCGGCTGGCACGCGACCCGGCCGCCGCCTTCGCTGATGAGCGGCAGGTCGTCGGTTACATCCGCCAGAGAATTCCAAGCATCGACGAGAACGTGGGCGGCATCGTCGCGCGAGCCATCCTCTCCAAACGGTTGCCCCGCCACGAGCTCGAAGACGCGATCGCCTACGGTCTGAAAATCGATGCCGAACACGGGTCGCTGGGGCAGAAGGCCTGGATCGGTTTCATGGGCGTGATGAAACGCGCCTTCCGTGAAGCCGGCCTGGCGGATGACTGGCCGTTCGGACGCGGTCCGAGAAAGGATCCGCGATGAGGCTGCTCGATCATTTCATCCAGCACGGCGATTTCCCGGCCGCCGGCCATCCGACCGATTCGAAGCCATGCGCGACAGCTCGACCGGCCAAATCGCAAGCCGCGGTCCGAGGCCAGCTGGTTTGGTTGCTCTTGTGCGCCTTCCACTGGGCCGATCGGCATGGCGTGCTGTTCCACGAGGCGCTCGATGACGCCGAAGCGATGTTCTTGAACGAAGTCGACCGGGGTTCCAAGCACCGGGAAGGATCCAAAGCATGAGTACCGAAGACGCGGGATTTTACGACGAGCCCCACGTCGCCGACGAAGGCGGCACAAGCCAGTTGATCTGCTCGAGCGTTGAGATCTGCCGCCGGATGGGCTGGGGCGTCGGCACCGAGCTGGTGGCCGCCGACTGCGAGAAGTTTCGCGTGCGCATCACGGCGCTCGGCGAACGCGTGGTGATCGTGCGGATCATCACAGCCGCCAACGGGCAGCCAGTCGAACCCAACGAGTGCATCTGGGAACTGAATTACCGCGACTGGCAACAGGCCGCGTGAGGAGTAACTGATGGGGAGAAAAGGTAAACGAACTTGGAAGGTAGATAAGCTGCCGATCCACACGGTGGTTCAACGCACGCGCCGCCGCACCAAGGCGGGGAGAAAGCTCGTAGTGCGGTACATCAAAGTCACAAACCGCTCGCCAAAGTCCAAGCAATGGGTTCGGCTTTCGCGCTGGCGTTGGGAGCAGGCCAATGGCCCCGTGCCGAAAGGATTCGTGGTGGCCTGCCTGGACGGCAATTCTCTCAACGATTCGATTTGGAACCTCGGCCTGAAAACGCCCGGCGAGGTCGCGCAAATCCAGCACGCCATCGATCCGATAATGTCGCGGCGCAACGTGCGGCTGATGAGAGATGCGACGGCAACCAGAAATCGGATTGAACGCAGGTGCCGGATCTTCGGCCGCGATTGGCGCCCCACTCGATGGTACGCCATCGATCTTAACCGCGGCATGATTGTAGCTGCCAATGCGCGCACGCGGAGCGAGTTGGCGATTCAAATTGGGCTGATCGATCAGCCTGACGTCAACGGCCGCAGAATCCCGAAGCTCGCCAGGTCAGGCGGCTTCTCATTCCTCCGCGGCCGCGACCTCGCATGCAGCTCTTATCGCGGCCTCCCCATCAGTGATTTTTCACGAAGGCCCCAATCGCGAGGATCCAAAGATGAACGTCGTCACCATCAAAAGGAAATGTGAAATGGAACCTACCGGAACGCTGGAGTGCCCGATTTGCGGGTGGGCTGAGCCCCACCACCATTCTGATTTCGAGGTCAATGTGGAGCGGTTCGCGCGGCCTGCGTTTGAGATGTGGTATGCACTGGCAATGCGGTCGCGAAGCAATGAAAACTCGACCGCCGATCTGTCCCGAAACTATCGCGTCAATAGCTGGGGCGTTCCGAACCGCTGGGCACTTAGGCTCGGCAAAAACTCATGGGGAAAGCCCTGCGGCCCGTACCACGATGAAAAAGTCGAGTCGTATTGGCAGGTGTTTAAGGCGGCCTGGACCTGTCCGCCCGACCGCTGCGCACCCTGGATGCTGCGTTTCCGATTCGATTCGTGCTGCAACATCATCGACACACACGACCCCGAGCAAGTCGCTAACGCCTTTGGGCTGATTTGGTGAGCCAAGTAAGTCGTTGCCATAACTTTTTTTGAAAAGGAGTTTCACATGATCTCGAAAACCAAGGGAGCGAAACCACGAAGCCCCGGGGCCTTGGCCATGCTCGAAGGGCGCAGAGGCGTGCCGAAGAACGCCGCGATCGCCCGGACCCTTGCAGGCCGGCAAGACGCTTTCCACCCTGATGACGACGACGAGGAGGAGGATGAAGACGATGAAGCTGACGATTCGGATCTCGAAACTCGTGATGACGATCCAGACAATGAGTCGGACGAGGAAGATCCGAGCGACGTCGAGGACTCGGCAGCAAAGAAGCCCAATGGCAAAGCGGCCTCGCCCACGTCGACCACTACGCCGGCCGGGATCCGCGAGCACGATCCCGAGGCCGTGAATGGCAAGGGCCATAAGCCGTCGCCGGCGAGGCCGCCCCAAGAGCCCTTTAAATCTCAACCGAGCCATGTGCAGCTTCACCAGATCGTCGTCTCGAAGCACAACCCACGGCGGTCGTTCGACGACGCGGCGCTCGCGGAGCTGGCCGAGAGCATCAAGGCGCATGGCATTTTGCAGGACATGCTGGTGCGGCCGCTCGGCGGCGGCATGTACGAGCTGGTGAGCGGCGAGCGGCGCATGCGCGCGGCCAAGCTGGCCGGCCTGAAGGGCGTGCGCGTGACCATCGCCGAGATCACCGAAGAGCAGGCGGCCGAGATCCGCCTGGTCGAGAACCTGCAGCGCGAGGACCTGACGCCGATCGAGGAAGCGGCCGGGTACCAGGACCTGGTGAAGCGGTTCCAGTACTCCCAGCAGCAGCTGGCGGCCAAGCTCGGCCGCTCGCAGGCCCACGTCGCCCAGATGTTGGCGCTGTTGAAGCTTCCCGAGGTGTGGCAGGAGAAGCTGATCACGCGCGTGATTACGCCGACCCATGCTCGAGCGCTCGCGTCGTTTGCGGAGCATCCGCGACTGTTGGAAAAGATCGCGAAGGAGATAGGGGGCGATCCGATCCGCGGCCACAAGGATTTTCAAGGGCAGGTAACCCGGGCCGCGCGCTGCGCAACCGAGGTGATGCATGGCGACGAGTATTCGTACGACTTCCACCGGCGCATCCCGATCTTCAAGCCCACGGCCGAGCAGCGGGCACAGCTCGAAATCGTGACCATCGGAAAAGAGGAGCGGGCGGTCAACTCGAAGCTTTGGGAGCAGCTTCAAACCGCCCATGTGAAGGCGATCGTCAAAAGAGACGCCGGTAAGGGGAAGGCCAAATCCAAAAACGACGCGGCTCCCAAGCTCTCGCCGGCCGAGCTCAAGGCCCGCGCGAAAAAGCTGGCCGACCAGTTCAAGCGCCGCGTCCATGACTGGCGCGAGAATTGGCTGCGATCGCTGCTCGCCAGGTACGTCGAAATGAATCCCGAGTTCGGCTCTCGAATCGTGCTGATGGGCTTGAGCGAAACTGGCCACGCCGGCTCGTACCGAGACGTCGGCCTGGTGATGGGAATCAAAGAATCGAACAACTGGCGGCGCAACCGCGGGCCCAATGAATTAGAAACCACGATCGCCGGTCTGGCCGATTGCCGCCCGACGTTCGCGGACCTGGCCATTCATTGGCTCTGGAAAGCCAAAGAGAATGTGCCGGCCAACGTGTTCTTTTCGCCGGAGCTCGACGTGCTCGCGGCTGCGGCCGGCATCGACTTGGACGAGGCCTGGTCGTCGGGTTATTCGAAATCGTTCTGCTCTGCGTTTTGGAACCTGCACGGGAAGGCCCAGCTGATCGCGCTGGCCGCCGAGCTCAAGATCAAGGGCGTCGACGAGAGCATGCCCAAAGGGGACATCATCGAAACGATCGACGAGTCGGCAGAAGGGACGCTCAAAATGCCCAAGGAAATCGAACGCGTCAAAGCGCTTGCCGTGGCGAAGACCAAAAAGGCAAAACGATGAAGGGCGGTAGCATGGTGCAAAGCGAGGCTGCGGTCTTGGAGATGTTCGTGATCTACGATCGCCCGACTGATCATCCGAACCATTTCGTCGTGCGCCGTTGGCTCGTTCACCACTATCCCGCCCCATGCGAGGCCTGCACCTTGCACAACTCTCTCGAAGAGGCGCGGCGATCGCTGCCGGATGGACTGACCCGGGTGCGCCGCGATGTGAATGACGAGCAGCAGATTGTGGAGACCTGGCTGTGAGCCGCAAAACCAATCGACTGATCCTGGCCGGGCTAGGGAAGCCATATGTGGAGATCGCGCGCGAGCTGGGGATTCGCGTCGAACTCGATGGCGACCTGGTCCTACTCGACTATGCGGCGGTCCTCGAGCCGATGGCGGGTTTGCTGCGCAAGCACGAGGACCTGGTCTGCGCAATGCTCGAACGCGAGTGCGGCCGGATCGGCATGTACTGCCACGGCGGCCCGCTCGACGGTAAACGCAGCGGAATCGGCGAAGGCAGTCATCGGGCCTTTCACATCGGCCGCGGCCAGTGGGCCTGCTACGTGGCCCGCTTCGGCGACGACGGCCGGGCCACCTATATCGGCCTGGCCACCAGCCAGACCAAGGCCCGGCGCAAGTTCTACGTGCCGTGCAAGTGTGGCCACTCTGTTGGCCAGTGTTTTTGTTTGATGAACTTCAAGAAGACCTGAGGGAGATTTTCCAATGTGCGATCCCACGACAGCGAGAATCCAGGATGAAGAGGATCCGATGGAATTGGCGATCGCGCTGGAATCGCTGCGGGTCTGGCTCGAAAGACTGTGGCGCGCTGAAAACAGCGGAATTGTCTCCAGGGATAGCCAGCTGGTCAGCCGCGCTTTGAGCGCGTTATCAAATTTCGACCGTGAGAACACGGAGCTCAAAGGCCGGGTTCGCGTGCTCGAACGCCGCGTCAAGGAGCTGACGGATACGAAGGCGTCGCGAGTTTCGCCGTCAGCTACGTATTAGGTCGCCAGGGGTGGCAATCTTTTTCTCACATGGAGGTTTCCAATGAGTCGTTTGGTTTTGGGCCGCAAAATGGGCGAGCGGATTTTGCTCGACAACGGCGTCGAAGTGTTCGTGATTTCAATTCGCGGAGAAAAGTGCCGGCTGGCGATCTCGGCGTCGCCGGAGGTGAGGATCTTTCGCGATGAGATCGCGCCCCCCGAGATCCTGGCACTGTTCGAGCCAGGTCAGGCAGACCAGCCAAAGGTCGCGTAACCAGCGGTTTCCCCAAAGTTATCTCACGGAGGTAGTCCAATGTTCGATGCCGAGCTCAACCAGGTGATGGCGATCGCTGGCAACGCCTCGCGATCGGCGGTCGAGGTCGCCCAGATCGCTCATCAATTGATGGGTATGCTCGACGAGGCCCTGTCGGAAAAACGGAAGCTGCAATCGATTCTAGGGGAAGCGACCAAGCGGCTTGACGCCTCGCAGGAGCGCTTCGACAAGTTCGTAGAAGCCACCGCACGCGACGCCAAGATCGATGACGAGCACCGATCGTTCAAGCGTGCCCTGCGGGAGATCGAGCATCTGACGGTGCTGGCCTCGTTGCCAGAAGATCAATTATTGGATCTCAAGGGATCTTGGAGCTGCGCGGCCAAATCCGTAGCGAAGGCGCTCAATCGACGCACGATTCGCAAAGCCCCGGGAAACGAAGCATTGAAGGAATACGAAGTTCATCCGCCAGAAAACGTGTGAGCCCATGGGAACCAAGCGCAATCAACTGCCACAGCGGTGCCCGACCTGCGGGCAGCTGGTCTACATGCCCTGCCGAGGCTGCGGCGAGGAGCGCCGTCTTGATCTGCGGCGCCGCGAGAGGTTCGAAATGAAACTTGGCCTGGCCGATGCTTCCGGCAGTCGGGCATCGGCCGAAACCGAGGTGCGGGGACCATCCGATGCTTAGGCCACGCGAAAAGGAGATCCGGGAGTTGGCCCTGATCAGTCCGATCATCCATGCCGGCGTCAGGATGGCCGACAGCGGTTTTTTAACGTGGGAGGAGGCCCTCGCTCGGATCGTGGAAACGCTGGACACCAACAACCGCGATCTGCTCGAAGACCTGATGCGGTGTCAAAGCCGACGTCCAATGATTTTCCAACTGAGCGCCGCCGATGCGCGGCGTGCCATTCAGCAAGATCTCAAGAAAGGAGGACTTTTGCAGTGATTTGCCAACCCAAACCAGTCATCTGTTGCCGCCGCTGCGGCAGGCCGGTGGATCAGAAAGACCCGTCGACGGTCACGCTGTTCGGCCCGACGGGATTCGCGGTCGTGCCGATTTGTTTCGAGTGCAAATCCAAGCTGATGGAGTTGGCTCAAACGCCTCAGCCTGGGAGCATGCCCCACGTGCGTGTCCGCGAGCCGATGAGCTTGAGCCAGCTGATCGGGCTGGCGATCGCCCCAGGTGCGATTGTGGCGCTCGCGCTCAATCACCCGGGTCTCAATCAGCTTTTCGTGGGCGGCGCGCTGCTGTTGTCCGCTGGCCTGATCACCTGGCTGTGTGACGAGCTGGTCTATGCCGGCCTGATCAAAGCGTCCAGGAGCGAACTGGCGGCTCGACGCAATAGATGACCGTCGTATAATGTCAGCCCTGGCTCCGGCCCGGGCGCCGCGTAGCAAGGTGTTTCGACAATTTCGCGGTCAAGCGTGGGTCAAAGATGGAAGACTTGGAACTGCTGCATCGAATTAGAAACGCCCTCAAGACTGAGGCCGCTCGCAAATTGTGGGAATCCCTAGCGATCGAAGGAGGCAAATGGTCGATCGTGACGGTGGCTCAGTCCGAGGGACTCGATGAGGCGGTTGACGAGGTAGAGATGATGGCGAAAGAAGCGATCTTGTTGGGCGATTATTGCAAGCAACGGGATAACGTCGTGATCTTCTTTCATGCGTCGCATGGCACCACAGGCTATCTCCTATCCTCGCATCTGAGCAAAGTCTGGCTGAGCTTGTGCGGAGCAATCAATGTCGACGGCAGATGGTTCTGGAACGGAACGGGAGACCTAACCGACGGCCGCGGGGCTGCGATGACCGGCGCAGTCGCCTACAGCGACTCCGAAAAATTTGTCGAGCTAGTGGCTCCGAACAACTAACAGCCATTCTGACCGGAGGAGTGCCCAATGCCCTCGTGGTTCAATTCCGACGTGGGATTAGATGATTCGCGGCGCTTCGCCAATTTTCTCATTCCAGCCCGCTATGCGAAGGAGCTGATCGATATAGCGCATGGGCTGCGCGGCAGCGACCAGCCCGACCGTCTTTGTTTGCGTGTCAAGGACATGATCACCGAGGCGCGCCCCGACCTGGCCGACTGCATGCTTGGGTATTTGAGCTATGACTATCGGCGCAGCGTGTTTGTCGTGATGGCTGTGCATCAATCCTTTGCGCCGGTACGGGATTTCGACGAGTGCCCGACCGAATGGCTCGAACCTGACGATCGCGGCTCGTGGCGTGCTCGGCCGTCCATGATATGACGGCCCACACGCAGGCGAGCGCTTCTGGTAGAATGCTTCCCCGATGGGCCGCATCTGCCATAAGTTGAAAGTGGGCATGGAGCTGGAATCGCGGGGGGTCGTCGTACTGATCCAACGCGTGACGCGCGGCGGTGTTGTGCTATCAGTCGATTCGAGCGTGAAACCCCGATTCTCTCGCGTGGGCCGCTCTGGAAGAATCAGGTTGACGCTGGCAGGCGATCTGCCTAACGTAGAACCCTGAAGCAAGTGCCCAATGAGGGGCCCACGCATCGGCGGTTTTGTTATGTAAACCCCGAGCGCTGTAAAGCAGATTCAGATCTGCAACGGCGCTCGGGGTTTTTTCGTTTGGCAAGGATGCCGAATGTTCTACCGAGCCACCAGTTCAGGTCGCCGCGCGTTTGGGAAACGCGGGCAACGTCGGCGGGACGTCTGTTCGAGAGGACGACGCTTCACCGACAACTTGCTCGCCAGCCTCGTCGCGCGGCCTAACGGGATCCTGTGGCAGGAAGCCGCGGGACTGCGGAGAGGCGACTAAGTGGAGTCAGGGATGATGCCCACTTGCCGCCTCGATGCGCACCTTGAACGGACGACCTGCTGGTCGTACGCCTTCCACCGCATCGAGCGCGGGGACCTGCTGCTCTATCGCCATCCCCGCTCGCCGATCGCGCTCGCCGCGCGGCTCGCCGGCGAGGAGTTCTGGTACTACTCCCACGCCGCGATGGCCGAATGGCACGCCGGCGTGGACCATCAGACGCTGTGCAACGTCGATAGCCGCCAATTCATTGGCGGCCGGATCGTCACGCTCCACAGCCAGGTCAAGCGGCTGCCAGGCGTAATCGACGTCTGGCGCCCGCGCACGAGCGTTCACATCCGCGAGCTGGCCGCCCAATACGCCTTCGACCAGGCCGGCCACGAATACAACTGGCGCGGCATCGCCGCCTGCGGCGCGCGGTGGCTGCCGGGCGTCTCGCGAATCTCCGAATCGTGGAGCGATGTCGGCGACATGAGCCTCTCGGAATGGGAGGCACCCAAGTTCTGCTCGCAGCAGGCCGCCTGGAGCTATCGCAAAGCGGCGCTCTCTGAAATGGAACCCTGGGCAGAGCATCCCAACTGGGATCCCTGCTGGTACCGCGGCGATCCCCACGTCTGGCCGCACCATCTGGCCAACTCAAGTTTCGATTTGTTGTATCCGCGGCTCGTGCTCGACGAGGACGAGGACGTGATCCTCCCCTTAGTACGCGCGTGATTGAACTACGAACAGGCCTCCTGCGGGCCGGCAATGCCGGCGGATTGTAGAAGCAATGGAACACGCACTGCCGACTTGCCCACCTGGGCTCCCGACAATCCCCTGCGTAACCGCACCGGAACCCGAGCCGGCGTTCCTGCTCGAGCTCGACGGGGAACGTCTTCGCTTGGCCGAGTTCGATCGTAAAATTCTGACGACCGGCAGTGAGATTTGGGTTGGCGGTTGGTTACGGCTCGAAGAGCCCATCGATCGGCCACCGGGGACGCGCGCCAGGATCCTCGATACGGCCAAACGGATCGGCACCGATATTCTGCTGCCACACGGCCTGGCTGGCCGCCGGGCGAGTGTTTCTTACGAGGTGGCTGGCGCCAAACGGGCTGCCGAGATCTCGCGGGCGCGTGTGCGGCCGAAACTCCTGAAGCTCCGGCGCGGCATATTTCAGTTCATGCTGCTGCTCGCCGCTCTCTGCTCAAGCGCCTCGGCCGCGCCGGTACTGCTCGAGTTCTCGGCCACCTCGTGCGAGCCTTGCCGCAGCATGGAGCCGATCATTGCCCAATTAATCCAGGAGGGTTTTTCGGTGCGGACGATCGACGTCGATCGGGAGCCGGAGCTGGCGAAACGATTCAATGCCAGCACGCCGCTGCCGCAGTTCGTGCTGGTCGACGGCGGTACCGAGCTGAAGCGCCTGCGCGGCGCCCAGTCGGCCGACGTACTGCGTACCTGGTTTCCCGAGGCCAAGCAGGCGGCCAAAGAGCCGCGGGCCGTCTCGGCAGCCAGGCCCGGCTGTCCGCTGCTTCCTCCCTATACGCGCCAGCCCGATCCAAAGCTGGCGGCCGCGGCGCAACAGGTGAAAACCCTTACCGATCATTTGAATCAAGCCCATCAGTTGCACGCCAGGCTGCGTCAGCAATTGCAGCAGGCGGCGGATGCGCTGGCTGCCCAGACCGCGGACCATGAAAACGCGATCGGCGCCTTGCGCCGGCAAATCGAGGGCGGCAGTCAGGCGCTCGGCGATCGTGATAGCGCCATCGCCGGCCTCCAGTCGCACCTGGAGCAGCTCGGCGACGTCGAGCTGCGGATTCGCACAGCCGCGGAACAAGCTGCCGGCGATGTGCGATCCGAACTGGAACCTAAACTGCGCGACGCGGCCAAACGATTGGCCACATTGCAGCCTCCCAGCGCGGACCAGCAGCTGGCCATCACCGGACTCGTTCGAGTCGCGATGACGGCGTTCGGCGTGAGCGCGGGGCCGGCCGGTTGGATCCTGACTGCGTTGAGCGCGCTCTGGGGCGCCGTCGCGATGTATAGCCTGCCCACGTTATTGAAAAAACTCGGCCGAAAAAAGCCCACGGCCGAAACGGACGGTAACGCGGCCGGCGGCATCGACTGGCAGGAAGAGGCTGACGCTTTACGAGCGCAGCTCAAGACAACAAAAGCGGCGCTGGCCAGCGCGGCTGGCAATTTCTCGACGACCGTGCACGTCGACGCACCGCCGCCGACGCAGCAGATCGAGCAATCGAACCAATACGTGCCTGTCGAGAAGATCGACAACTCATGGGAGCAGGCACAAGCCATCTTGGTGAATCATTACCCGGGCCTGGCGAACGGCTTCGCCCAGCTCCAGGCCGTCCGCCGGGACATTTTGGCCGGCAAGAAGTTCAATCCAACCACTTACAAATGGGAGTAACCCATGGCCGATGCCACTGTGGATCCGACTCAATCTGTGCCCGCGAACGCCACGACGGATAGCACCAACATCGCGGCGATGACAGCCAACCCGCAGAACTTGCCCCAGTTCGATACCGATGAGATCCTCTGGTACAACAACGGGATCTGGGGCGATGCGGGCTATGCGATGTTCAACCCGATGGGCAAGACGCTCTCGAGCAACATCGACATTTTCATGATGCACTCGCTCTGCGGCAAAGTGCTGTTCGAGCTGATGCACGAGCGGGACGCGGTCGGCTTCACCGGTCCGCCGCACAAGCAGTGGCTCTACGAGCTGTACCAGATGCTGTTCGTGACGCGTAAGCGGCTCAACGATCTGACCCGCACGAAGAGCGACGGCAACGGCCTGGACGTCTCGCACGCCCAGCCGGCCCCGCAAATGTTTGTCGTCTATCCGATCCCGTTTTTCGGCGGCCGCGTGCGGCAGGCCGATTGCTTGAAGTATGCGACGATCGCCCTGCTGATGCTCTCGGAGATGGCCCAGCACGCCGATAACGATCGCGTCGGCTATGTGACCGAGGGCTTCTCATCCAGCATCGGCCAATACGTCCAGGAGATTCTCGCCCAGATGGGCATGAAGTTTTTCGGGTACAAGCGCGCGGAGGCGTATGCCCCAAACTTCGAGATCAAAGACGCCGACTTCACCAACTACGATCCCTCGAAGCTGATGATTTCGACCGAGCTCATCGATGAGCGGCCGCCGCAGCAGGCCTGGCCGACGACCAACGATCTGGCCCGCATTGAAGCATTGCCGGTGGCGCAGGCCATCCTGTTCGCCAAGCGATGGCCGATCACCAACAGCCTGTTCTTCGGCGATCCGTCATCCTTCCCGGGCATTGGCCAGGGCGGCCAGAACGCCAACACGAACCCCAACTCGACCGCCGGTGGGCAGACTGATGGCGGATCCGGCAGTCCGCCGGTCGTCAAAGGCAACGCCGCGGGATCGTTCGTAGCGCCCCCAGGCCAGGCTCCTTAGTTAAATCGCCCGCCGAGGCTCTCGGCCGCAACGCCGCGCAGGCGCCCTGTTCTTCACTTCATTTGAGGAGTTCGACAAATGGATTTCAAGACGCTCAACGCCGCGCTCGAAACCTTCGAGACGGACGTGACGAATCTCGGCGTGCTGTTTGGCGCGCAAAGCGCCGCCCAGGACGCGCTGGCCAAAGTGACTGCGGACCAAAACGCCGCGGTACAGTTGGCTCAAAAGCAATTGGCCGATGCCACCTCCGCATTGCAAGCGGGCCAATCGTTGGTTGCCGCCGATCGGGGTGCGGTCGACGCGGCGATGGCCGAGGTGCTCTCGGGTTTCGGCGCTACGATCGATGCGGGCCCGGCGACTGGCTGATGCCATGGGGCGCGTCATTGCGCAGGAGAAGATCGAGGAGGTTGAACGTCTCGTTGCTGAGCATCGGCTGACCTTGGCCGAGATCGCCATTCAAACCGGAATCTCGAAGGCAACGGTGCAGGCGGTGGCCAGCGGGCGCCGACGGATCAAAGCAGATCATCGCCCCATAAAGGGTGAACGACTCAAGCAAGCAGCAGGCCGCTACTACGGCCCGTTTGAGCGGTGCCCGGATTGCGGCGGGATGGTCTATGCGCTGGCGCCGTGCTCGTTATGCCGAGTCCGCAAATTGAAAGAGCGCGATAAGCAGCAGCGCGACGCGGACCGCGAGGCGGCCAGGCGGGAGAGATTGAAGCGCGTGCTGGCCACCGTTGAGGAATTTCAAAACAGGAGCTCCTGAAATGAAAGCGTACGAATTGAGCGCGGTTCTAGCCAATGTGGACCCCAATACGGAAGTAGAGGACGCCGACGGAAACTCGTTGGTCGTTGCCGAATCGGACAGCGACAAGCTGGTGCTGATCGTGGACGACGATTGCGGCGAGTAGCGCGGAGGGCGTTTTTGTTTCGTAGTTACGAAAGTGCAGCATGATCTCGATCTCGGTCCACAATCGTTCGACGCTCGTGAGCGACGCCGAAGTCGCGCGCGTGACCGAAGCGGTCCAAATTCAAGCTGATCGAGACTTCGCGCCGTTCTGGGGCATTCGACCGCGATATAAGTTCCACGGCAAGTCGCCCTGGACGCTGATCGTGGTCGATGACTCGGTCGATCCGAGCGCTCTCGGCGAGCACATGGGATCAAGCAAGTTCCTGCTTCCAAGTCCGGTCGCACGGAAACAATCCCGAGCGGATAGCCGATTGAACCCGTTCGTCTGCTACGTGGTTCGCAACGGCGACGAGCTGTACGCGCTCGAGGACTGCGATGCGGTTCAAGACAACCAATTCGCCTACACGGTCAAGGTCGGTCGAAAGACGGTGGTAGTTTCGGACTTCGTCACGCCGGCTTGGTTTGGGATGACGAACGGCAGGCAATTCGATTTCTGCGGCCACGTCAATCGGCCTTTCCAGATTCTTCCCCTCGGTTACGCCCCCATCGAATCGGCCGCGACCGGCAAGCGTTCGATCGTGCTGCACTCGGGCAACACGCTGCACGGCTCAAAGATCCCGGCCGGGAGCCGGAAAGCCCGCTGGATTACAGGGAGGTTGCCGTGAGCAATCAAAAAGGGATTCTGCCTCCGGATTTTCGCACAAAAATACGGCGACATGATCAGGTCACGGCGCAGCTCATCGAGTGGCTAGCATGGATCGCGCTGGTGATCTGGGTTCTGGTTGGCGCCGCCCGTTATGCCTGCGGCGCCGAGCCGACGATTGGCGACGCAGGATTGCCGCAGCCGCTGCGTACGCCGGCCGCGGCCGCCGACGCGCCGTATGCGATCGAGTTCGATGTCAACACGGGCAATGCTCGGTGGGCGATGGAGGTCGTCACGCTCAAGTCGCTGGAGAAGAAGGCCGATCGGAGCGATCGCTTCTACCCCGATGAAACCTTGCCCGCTTGGTGCCGGGCGCGCGACTCCGATTTTCATTTGACCGGCATGGATCGCGGCCACTTGATTTGTAGCGCAAACCACCGCTGCAGCCAGAAGCTGCAAAACGCGACGTTTTGCTTTTCGAATATCGTGCTGCAGGATTCAAACTTGAACGAGCACTTTTGGGCGGTCGAGATTGAGGGCACCTGCCGCAAATTGTGCGAGCGGGAGGATGACAAGCTTTTCATCGTGACGATCCCGGGGTATAGACCCAATGGTCAATCGCTCTCAGGCATTCGCACGTTCGGCGATCGCGGGCTCTGCAAGCCGCGCGAGTTCTTCAAGACGCTCTACCGCGAGCGCGGCGGCAAGCCGGACCTGATGATCGCTTGGTGCGTGCCGAACCGTTCGATTCCCGACGGCGTCAGCGAGGAGAAGTATCGCGTACTCGTACGATTCGTCGAGACGCGCGTGGGGATGGATCTCTACCCCGAGGTGCCACAGCCCAGGCAGGAACAACTCGAGACGTCGGATGCTCCGGTGATTTAGATCAGCATTAGCAAGGAGGAACAGCAATGCACATCAAACCAATACTCGGCACGATCGGCGCCGCGTTGGGTGTCGTGTTGGCGGAAGCCGCGGGCGTCGCAGCGGACCGAGGCCTCGGCCTGCCTGAAGGTTTCTCGCTTAAGGATTTGACCGCCGCTGGTTTCGTCATCTGGTATTCGTGGTACGTGACGGCGCGCGCCATGCCGAAGCGCGATCGCATGTTCATCGATCAGATCAACCTCGAGCGCGCGGAGCATACGAAGGACCGCGACTCGTTCAAGTGTCGAGCGCCAGGCGCGCCGTCTCCAGGGTAGAGCCCGTGCCCCCGCGCGACCCCACCCCCCCTTGGGTCCTCCGACCGGCTGGAGGCGCGCGGGGGGGTCCTTGTTCTCGCTAAACCCGTGTTTTTGTGTGAAAAAATCGCTTCCTCATCATCATCATTTCCGGCCCAAGTTGGACGAGCTCGATGGGCCTGACTGCCGACCAGCTATGCAGCCAGTTGTTGATCGCTCCCAAGAAGCTGCCCTCGCTGGTCAAGCAAGGTCTGCCCTGCACGGGCCGCGGTGCATCGCGCCGATTCGACGCGGCGGCTGCCGAGGCCTGGTTGGTGGCGAAAGGTCATTTGCAGCCGCCGGCTGCCGAGTATGCCGTGGCCCGCACACGCGCGGAACTGGCGCGCATCCTCGGCGTCTCGGAACGGACGATCGCCACCTGGATCCGCGAGGGCATGCCTGGCAAGAGCGGCCGGCCAGGCGTGAAGGAAGCCAACTATCCGATCGAAGAGATCCAGGCCTGGCTCGGCGGCCGCGTTTCGGCCGAGAACACGCCGCAGGATGCCACCAAGCACCAGGCCCAGGCGCGGCTGGCCAGCGTCAACGCCGAACTGGCCGAGCTCAAGCTACGCACCCGGTTGGGCCAGCTCGTCGAGGCCGACGAGGTCCGTCGCCGCTGGTTGCGGTTTTCGACCGAAGCCAAGGCCCAGCTCGATCAGTTGCCGCCGCGGCTGATCAAAGCGCTCGGCGACAAGCTCGACGCCAAGGTTCGCGATCGCCTGCGGACGACGCTCAAACGCACGATCGCCGGCGCCTGCCAAACGCTCGAGCTGTTCTTGCGCAATGAGGCCGATGCACTCGAGGCTGCAACTGAACCCGCGGATCCGGAATAACCATGGTAACGACCGCTAAACAAAGCGCTCCCTTCGCTCTCACGCTTGGTGGCGTGATGCGCGCGGGCGCTGACGTCTGGCGCGAGCGTGTTATTCTTCCCACCGATCGCTGGGTCGAACAGAATATCCGGATCCCGGGCGAGTCGTCCGCCGCGCCCGGGCGGTTCGACCTGGTCGCGCGCCCCTATTGGCGCGAGCCGCTCGCCGAGCTCGACAATCCGGAAGTCGCCACGATCACGTTGATGGCCGACGCGCAGGCCGGCAAGACTACCTTTCTCTGCGCGGCCCTGGCCAGCCGCACCGAGCTGGATCCAGCCCCATCGATGCTGTTGGCTCCCGACAAGGACGCGATGCTCGAATTGCGAGACAAGGTCTTTGGGATGTGCGAGGAAACGCCGGCGCTCGCGAACCGGCTGCCGCCGCCGTCGCGGCGCAACGATCGATCGATCGACTTCGGCAACATGCTGTGCTACCTGGCTTATACCGGCAATCCGCAGCGCATGCGTGCCCGGCCCTGCAAATACGTGTTCTGCACCGAGGTGCAGGTCTATCGCGACGACCCGAAGCTCGGCTCGAGCGCCCAGGTCGTCCAGGCCCGGGTCAAATCGTTCATCGAATACAAGATCGTTTTCGAGAGTACTCCCGGCGAAGACGGCACCGGCATCGATTTTCTCTTTGCACGCAGCGACAGGCGCCGCAACCAGGTCCCGTGCCCGCACTGCAATGACTTTCAGGAGCTGCGGTTCTTCCCGCACAAGGAAGGGCCGTTCGCGGGCAAGGGCGGCGTCGCCGGCCTGACCGACGAGAAAGGCGACTGGCTCACGCCGGAGCAGGCGCTGGGCGAAGCCTACTACGTCTGTCGCCGCGGCTGCCGGATCGATTCGTTCCAAAAAGGCGAGATGGTTGAGGGCGGAATTTGGGTCAAGGCCGGGCAATCGGTCAAGAACGGCAAGCCGACAGGTCGGCCGACGCGCGGGCCGCGCGACGCCGGTTTTCAGATCTCGACGCTCTACCATCCCGACAAAACCTTCGGCGACGTCGCTGCGGCCTACCTCGACCACCGCGAGAAGCGTCAACTGCGGGCCTTCTTCAACAACTGGCTGGGGCTGGCCAACAGCTCAGCCACCGCGCTACCGCACTGGAAGAAGCTCGGGCAGAATTTGGCCTGGCACCACCGCCGCGGCACGGTTCCGGGGGAGGCCTACTTCCTCACTTCCGACAGCGATGTGCAGCTCGATCGCAGTTATTGCGGCATTCGCGCCTGGGGTCCCAAGCGCACCAGTTGGCTGGTCGACTTCGAATGCTTCCCACGTGGCGATAGCACGACCCCCAAGGACCACTCGGACGGTATCGTCGCACCCGATCTGGCGCAGGTGGAAGTGTTCTCGCTACTATCGAGCTTCCCGATCGCCGGCGGCGGCGCCAATCCGCTCGGCCAGAACCAACTCAAAACGAGACTGCTGGGGATCGATACCAACTATCGCATGTTCGACGTGCACGACTTCGTTCGGGCCATGCGCCAGCGGCACGGCGATCGCGTGCGTGCGGTCCGCGGCGACGAGAGCGTGGGCCGCGATCAGCTGTTCCGCTCCACGAACGTCGAGCAGAATCAGCGGACCGGCAAACCGTACCCTGGCGGCCTGCAACTCTGGGGCATTTATGTCAACGCCTTTCGCGAGCAGCTCGTCGAATTGTTTTCAGCCTCGCCAACGCAGCCCGGCGCGTGGCTGCTGACGGCCGACGTCGTCCAGACCCTGGAAAACTATCTGCGCCAACTCGTCAACCAGCCACCGGTCAAAGAGATCCTGCCCAGCGGCAAAGAAGTCACCCTCTGGAAGACCCGCGACAAGGCCGTGGGCGAGCACGCCTGGGACATCGAGGTGATCCAACTGGCCCTGGCCCACATGGTGACGGGGGGCGACTGGGATCTCGAGAAGCTCGTTTCGAAGCAAACCGCCAAGCCGCCGGCCGGTGCCGGCGAACCTGAGATCGTCCTGCCGCGCAATTTCGACGCGGGCGGATTTTCCGCACGCTGAACAACCCTGGAGAGATGCAAATGGGAAAGCAACACCACCGCGACGGATCCGCCGACAGCAGCACGCCGCCGGCCAGTGCGCCGCTGGGCCTCGAGCCCAACGCAGAGACGCCCGCGGTCGAAGCTGAAAACGTGCCGGCCAAGCCGGAATTGGCGCGCCAAACCGAGCCCGTGCTGTGTCCCTATTGCAAGGATGGCGACGGCAAGCCGGTCCGCTGCCTGGCGAAGAAGACCGAGGCCCTGGTGACGCGGTACTACTGCCCGAGCGGCGAGTGCGGTTACACCGTCAAGGTGCCGCGGCCGCGCACGACCGAGCGGATCAAGGCCTTGCGCGAGAACGACGTCAACTTTTCGCAGCGGTAGCCGCTCCCAACACGCGCGTGATAATTCATGTGACACCTGGCAATGGAGTGCCGAAGATGACGAAAACGGAAACCCGGAAACGGATCGAGCCGCCCACGAAGGCGGAGATCAAGGCCTACAAGGCGATCGATGCGAAGCGGCGTCGACTATTCGCGCAGGCCTATGCCGCCTCCCGCGAAACCGAGCAGCGGGCCGCGCGGCTGACGCTGTTCGTCAAGCAGGAGGCCGGGCGGAAGAAGCATGCGACCGTCGAGCACGAGGGCTTTTGTTTGTCGATCGTCGACGGCCAGGTGCGACCGGCCTGGAAGGACGAGTTCATCGCCAAGCTCGGCGAGGTCGAAGCCCAACTGGTGATCGACCATACGGCACCTGCCAAGGTGCTCACCGTCGAGCGGGTCAATGCAGAGGAGGACTGAACAATGCCTGAGAATCGCAAACCGCGCTTCCCGGGCGGCTTAACCGCCGTCGAAATGCTGGCCCTCAAATTGGTCGGCGAGCGGGCGCCCGATTCGCTGCTCGAGGGCGATGCCGCGCCCGGCTCGCTGGTGGCCGTGGACGTCGTGCTGCGGATCGATGGGACGATCGGCCTGGACGGCGCCCTCGGGCAGCTGAACGTCAGCCGGGTCGGCTAGGAACCAGGTCAGGAAAGGAACTCGTCATGGCCCACAAGGATATCGACGTGCCGTCGAGCGTCTCGCGCGAGACCTGCGGACTCTTATACCGTCAGGTGTTGGCCTCGTTGAAAGAGGGCGACACGCTCGAACTTTGTGAGCAGGACTTCACGTGCGGCGGTGGCACGACGGGCGACCCGGTCCAGAACCTGGTATTCCCGGCGCCGAATATCCGAATTCTGGGCCAGGGCGCCGGCCGCACGTTCCTCCGCTGTAGTTGGCACGATGATCCGGCGCCGGGCTGCGCCTTCGAGCTGGAGGACTACGCGGTCTACGAGAAGCTGACGATCGACAACAACTGCCTGGCGAACCAGCAAAGCGAGGCGATCGGGTTCATGGCCGGCACCGGCTCGAACAACTGCCAGGCCTTCATCCGGGATTGCGACGTCCTGGCGCCCGACTGGGGACTGAGTAGTTGGGGTGCCCGCAATGGCTGCTCCGTGACGATGGAGCGCAGCTGTCTAAGTGCCTCGAGGGTGCTCGTGGGCGCCTGCCGATCGTCAGGAGCAGATGCCCAGCGCTTCAAGTTGATCGATTGCTTTCTATCGGGAGATTCAACTCAATCCACTTACCAAGGGCGTGTGGGCGAGTTGCTGACGGCCTTTGTCTGCCGAGGTGGCCACATCGAGACACTGCGTTGCTTTGTGGAGTTGAAGGCTGACCCGTTGATCGAGGTGGCCCGAGGCGCTTGGATCCCGTTACTAGAAAATCCGCCCGGCGGTCCGGCGAGCGCTTGGAACGGGGCCAGCCCGTGGAGCTCGATCGACTTGATCGACACGCACTTCCGCATCATCGGCGGCAAGCAGCAGTGGGACATCGACGACAGCATCAACGGGATCAAGAAGTACGGCGGCTCGGGAAGCGACGTCGATGGCGGCTGGAAGGTCAATCGCCCGCTCCCGGTGATCGCTCAGGTGCAGATGAGCGTCAGCATGGCGGGTTAATCCCCGCCGAGTTCATGAGTCGGGCGGCCGGCGAGTTGTAGCTCGCGCGACCGCCCTAAATACGACGACGTAGCAAGCACGCCGCCATACCTGGAAAACCATAGGTCATGGCAGCCATGCGCGAGCAACAGCGAAACAGGAAGCATCCTCACAATCCGCATTTTCCAAAATCAGTGACGCGTTCGGGCGACGTTTGGAGGCTCGGACGTCATCGTCTGCTCTGCGGCGACGCCACGGATCCAATCGCCGTCGCCCGGCTCCTGGCGGGAAAGACGCCGCTGCTGATGGTGACCGATCCGCCCTATGGCGTTTCGTACGACCCGACGTGGCGCGTGCGACCAGGCGAGGTGTGCAACCGACGGATGGGCCGCATCGCCAACGATCATCGCTTCGATTGGGCCGAAGCCTACAAGCTGTTCGCCGGCGACGTGGCCTACATCTGGCACGCCGGTATCTACGCCCGCGAAGTGGCCAACAGCCTGGGCGATCTGCGGCTGGGCATCCGGGCCCAGATCATTTGGTGCAAACGTCGCATGGTGTTTGGGCGCGGCCACTATCATTGGCAGCATGAGCCGTGCTGGTACGCAGTTCGAAAAGGGGCGACGGCCAAATGGCGCGGCGATCACAAGCAACGCACGGTCTGGCAAATCGACTCCGCCGGCGACGACGCAGCGACCGACCACTCGACGCAAAAGCCGCTGGAGTGCATGGCTCGCCCCATCCGGAACCACGGCGATCGGGGCGACCTGGTCTATGACCCGTTCGTCGGCTCCGGCACCACGATCATCGCCGCCGAGCAGCTCGGCCGCAGTTGCTACGCGATCGAGATCGATCCGCTCAATTGCGACATCGCGATCCAGCGCTGGCAGAACTTCACGGGCAAGAAGGCCACGCGTGACAGCAGGACCGCGGTGAAGAAGCGCCGCGCGGCATAGCACGGCCGCAACTGGAAGCGCCGTTTTATTTTTCCCTTGCTTCCAGTCGGCCGCGCGATCTGGAAGTTTGGCGCGGATCGTGCGCCACTCGTTCGTCTAATCTCGGCGGCGATGTCCGATCCCGCCACTCAACTTGCCCTGGTCGAAGCCGCCATTGATGCGCGGCTCTCCGGCAACGCCGTCGAAGAGACGAGCGAAGGCACCCAGCGCTATCGCATGACGTCGCTGAAGGAGCTCTACGAGATCCGCCGGCTGCTCATGAACGAGGTGTCCGGCGGGATCGGATTTTCGAGCGTGGTTCCCACCGGCCGCATAGGAAGCACTGGCGATGGCGGGAATCCCTACTGTTATTGATCGCCTGGCTCGCGGCAGCCGGCAAGCTCTGCGCACGGCCATCGAGCCGGCGCTGCGCTCGCTGGGGCTGCAATTCGCCGGCGGCGCCAGTCCTCTGGCCGAAGGAACCGCGGACGGCCTCAAGACCCAGGCCTTGGGCAGTTACAGCTCGGGGAGCGCCTCTGGCACGAGCTACCACGCCGCGGCGATCGATGCTCAGACGCGCAATTGGATCCCGCAGATCCGATCCGGGGACAGCGCCCTGCTCGACAGCTGGTACATGCTCACCGCGCGGGTCGAAGACCTGATGCGCAATGAGCCGTCGCTCGGCGCCGCCCGGCGAAACCTGACAAAGCACATCATCCGCACCGGCATTCAGACGTATGCCGACGTCGTGATCGACGATGAGCCGGCCGACGACTTCAATACCGAAAACGACCGCTGGTTCGAGCATTGGAGCGAGCACGAGGCGGACGTCGAAGGCAAACACGCGTTCCCCGAGCTGCAGTGGCACGCCCACGACAACGCGATCACCTACGGCGACGGGATCCTGCTGAAATGCTTCGACAATTCGCCGGGACGCAGCGTGCCGCTGTGCTACCAGCTGCTCGAAGCGGCCCAGATCGATGAGACGATGACCTATCCCGCCGGCCTCAACGGCCCCGACGGGATTGGCGCTGGCAATCGCGTGATCCGTGGCGTCGAGCTCGACAAGAAGAACCGGGCGGTCGCCTATTGGATATTCGACGCGCACCCGTACGACCAATACACCGGCTGGACGAGCAAGAGCACGCGGATCCCGGCCGACCGGGTGATCCATTACTTCGTGCCGTTCCAAAGCTCGATGACCCGCGGCGTGACCTGGTTTGCGCCGCTGGTGCGTCCCGCGCGCGACACGGACACCTACATCGGCAGCGAGCTGACGAGCGCCGTGCTGGGCGCGCTGATGGTCTTCGTGCACAAGACCAACCTGGTGAACAACGCCGCCACGGCCATGGGCCTGCAGGATGGCCTGCCCACGAGCGATCAGTACGGCAACCCGCTGATCAAGATCGGGCCCGGTACCAAGACCACGATCGCCCGCGAGGACGAGTTCGAGGTTCTGGAAAACAAGCGCCCTGGCAACCAGGTCGCTCCCTTCACCAAGTTCCTGCGGCAAGAGCAGGCGATGGGTTACGGGGCCAGCTACGTCACGCACACCGGCGATTTCAGCCAAACCAGCTTCACCTCGGCGCACGGGGCGGCCAACGAGGAGAACGCGTATTTCCAGCCGTTGCAGCAGCGCTTCGGCCGCCGTCTCGTCTCGCCGATCCGCCGCGAGCACACCCGAGTGGCCGCGGCCTATGGTCTTTATTCCACGCTCCCGGCCGCCCAATTCGCCAAACAGCCGTTGCGCTGGTCGGCGCTCACCGTGCAGCCGCCAGGCCGCGATCAGTTGGATCCGCTCAAACAGACCGAAGGGTCGGCCGCCCGCGTGCGGATGGGCCTCTCGACGCTGAAAGACGAGTGCGGCAAAGAGGGCAAGAACTGGCGCGCCGTACTGCGCCAGCGAGCCGTTGAAAACCGCTACGCGGAAAAGCTCGATGTCACGCTCGACTTCTCCAAAGGCGCGAGCACGCCCGCTGACGAAGCGGCCGACGTGGTCGAAGCCGCACCGGAGGGCGCATAGTCATGCCGATTCGATCCGGCCGCAGACACAAGTTTCGTTCGCTGGTGCGCAGCTTCTACGGCGTGCCCTGGACGATCACCACCGAAAAGTTCAACGCGATCGACGAGCTCGTCGAACTGCGCGCGGGCGGCTACGAGTTCACCCGCAAGGAACTCGAGGCCCGACTCGGCGATGCCACCGAGGCCGATCAGCCCACGTCGTTCATGACCAATGGGATCGCCGTGTTGCCGCTGGTCGGCGTGCTCGCGCCCCGCATGAACCTGATGATGGAGATCTCCGGCGGCACGAGTATGAACCAGTTCGGCGAGGCTTTCTCGGCGCTAGTCAACAGCTCGGAAGTCAAAGCCATCGTGATGGACGTTGCTTCGCCAGGCGGCACGTTCTCGGCGACCGCCGAAACGGCCGACCTGGTCTACGCGGCGCGCTCAGTCAAACCGGTGATCGCCTTCGTTCGCCAAGCCAACAGCGGCGGCTACTGGATCGCCTCGGCCGCCAGCGAAATCGTCGCCAGCCCCTCGGCGGATATTGGCTCGATCGGTGTGATCTTCAAGCACACCGAGACGAGCAAGGCCGATGAGCAGGCCGGCCGTAAGACCACGGTGCTCACCGCGGGCATCAACAAAGGCGACGGCAACAGCGCCGAACCGTTGAGCAAAAGCGCTCGGGCCAATCTGCAGGAGTTCATCGACGACGCCTACGTCTCGTTCGTGTCGGCCGTGGCCCGCAACCGGCGCGTCTCGACGTCCAAGGTCGAAGCGGACTTCGGCCAGGGCAAAAGTTTTCTCGCTGATAAGGCGGTCGCGCTAGGGATGGCGGATCGCATCGGCACGCTGGACGACGTTCTGGCGGGCCTGGTTTCGAAACTCGGACTCGGGACACGCGCCGCAAATTCGGTTTCACCGCGCAACGTCCTTACTCAAGGAGGAGTGAGCATTATGTGGGAACAAATTCGCATCGAACTTGCCGCGCGTGGTTATTGCACGGCCGTGGCCACCGAGGCCGAAGTACGTGCGGCCATGGGCGTCTTTTTGAGCGCCCGCAGCCACGCCGCCGCCAACGACGAAGCCGCTCTGACGTTCATCAAGACGCAGGCCGCGGCCCAAGCCCCAAACCCTCCGGCGGCTCCTGTCGCCATCGTCACGCCTGCTGCACCGCTTGTGTCGCAGCCTGCTCAACTGTCGGTTGGCCTGCCTGCCGCTCCACTGGTTCCCGCCCCTGCCGTCGGCGACGCGGCCGTTTTGGCTGAGCGCGAGCGGATCCGTCAGATTCGCACCCGTGGCGCGACGCTGGGCATCGCTGTCGAAGCGATTGACGCGGCGATCGAGGCCGGCACTCCGCTCGACAAAGCACTGGTCACCTTCACCGACAATCTGGCGGCCGTCAATGCACCCGTGGCCAGCGGGATGCCGCGAGTCGCGGGTTCCGCGGTCGACAACATCCACAAGGGAGCAGTCGAAGCTCTGTTTGCCCGCGTCTGCGCGAGCGGTCCGCCCAAGAGCGGCAAGGACGGCGCCGAGCGCATCGTGCCGCAGGTTTCCGCGGAGGCGCGGCCCTTCGAGCGGATGGGCCTGATGCAAATTGCCTCGGCCACGCTGCAAGCCCGCGGCATGCGGGTGCAGCAAATGTATCCCGACGACATCGCCGAGGCGTTCCTGGGCCTGGTGGGCCAAAACCCGACGCCGATGACCTCGTTCGGGGAACCCAGCTACAACTCGCCGGGCCTCTATCCGGACCTGTTGAGCGCGCTGGCCAACAAGATCATGGACGCCGCGGTGCAGTATGCCAGCTCGACCTACAACGAGTGGACCTTCCGCTTGCAGCCGGTCACCGACTTCAAGCCGCGCACGCTGATCGCGATGGGCGCCACCGGCGAACTGCCCGAGCTCGACGACAACGACGAATTCGGCCAGGACTCCAATACCGAAGAGGCCTCGTTTATCCAGGTCGGCCGCTTTGGCAAAGAGTTCGCGATGACGCCGGTGATGATGGCCAACGACGACCTGCAAGGGTTCTCGGACATGGCCGAGGATTACATGATCGCCCACGAGCTGACGGTCAACCGCAAGGCAGTCAACCTGCTGACCGGCAACCCGACGCTCGTCGATGCGATCGCGTTCTTCCATGCCTCGCACGGCAACTTGATCGCCGGCGGTTCGGGCGGCGTGCCGTCGGCCGCGCAAATGTCGCTGATGCGGCAGGACATGCGGGCCCAAAAGGCGCCCGGTAACAAGCGCCGTCTGCGGTTCGGACCGAAGATCGCACTGGTGCCGATCGAGCTCGAGACCGCGGCCGAGCAGACCTTCCTGCCGGCCACGATCGTGCCCGTGACCGACACCACCGTCAACGTGTTTCGCTCGCGGATCACGCCGATCGTTGAACCGATGCTCTCCGATGCCTCGGCCGCGATCTGGTACGCGCTGGCGGATCCACGCATCGTCAAATCGATCGTGGTGGCCTTCATGGCCGGTTACGAAAACGGCGGCCGTCGTCGGAGCTACTTCAACGCCAAAAACGGCAACCAGTATTTCCAGATCGAAGGCCGGTTCGCCGCCGCCGTGCGCAATTGGCGCGGTGCGGTGATGAACACCGGCTCGTAAGGATTTTGAAAACTGCCTCCGGCGGCCGGCGAGCCGCCGGGGGCTGTATTACGAAAAGCCATCCATTGCGTAGATAGCCCGCGGCCGCCGGCCGCCCGCCGGAGGCCTTAAACAAATCATTTTTCGAGGAGGATCCTCAAATGTCCCAAGGCACGATTGTTCAAGATTACCGTTTCATCGGCAAACACCGGCCGGCTGCCGACGGCGCCACGGTCAATGGCCCGTTCACCACGAAGATCACCGGTGCGGGTCCGCCGACCGTCAAGAGCAACTCCGGAGTGCTGGACCTCGCGCTCGAAGCGACCGTGGAAGTCCAGAACGCTTGCTACTATTGGGGCGACGAGCTCGGGATCCTGATCGACAAGCTATTGGCGATCGACATTTGGGCCAAACTCACGGCCAGCTTGCCCGCGCAGGTCACGGCCTCGTTTGGCGTGAGTTCCGCGCGAAACGACACGCCCACGTCGGCGTCGGCCTACGCGCTGTTTCAATATGCCGGTGCGAACACGCAAAAGATCGCCACCGCCGACGGCGTGACGACCGTTGCGCCCGTGGCCACCGGCTTGAGCCTGTCGACGACCTTGCGCCGGCATCGGATCAGCTTTGGCGGCGGCGTGCTGACGCAGGCTGCTCCTTCGCTGTCGCTGGGCGGCAAGGCGAACGTCTATTTCTACTCCGAGGACGGCAACGGCCTGTTGCAGCGCGTCGGTCAAACCACGCTCTTCAACATGAACGGCTACGCCCTCGGGTTGCAACCGGTGTTCCAGATCCAAAAGACCTCCAACGCCGCAGTCGGCACGTTGTCGATCGAGCGGATCCAGCTCACTTACCGACAAGGTTAGTCCTTTGAGGGCAGTGGTTGGTGGTTGGTGCGCAGCGATTGGAAACGGAAACTTTCCAGCCACGAGGCACCGGCCGCCGACCACTGTCTCGGCCTCCGACTTATGACATTTGCCGACTTTCGCAAGGATCTGTTCTACAACACCACGCTCGTCGGGCCGTTCGCCAAGCAGATTATCTACTCGACTCCCGGCGCGCCGGATCGAGTGATCTGGTGCCGAATGGACCTGACCGCAGTCGACCAGATGAACACGTCGAGCGATTCGAACGTGCAAACGGCGCTGGTGAGCGTAGGCCGCGACGAGTCGCACGCGCTAGGAGGCGTCGAGCGCGCCGGGCAAGACGACACGTTGCTGCCGATCGGGGACGACCCCGCAAGCATGCGTTTCGCCTTCACCGGCGAGATCGTGGAAGAAACGCCGCACAGCCTGCGACTGAAGTTCACGCGAGAAGTTCCGTTCCGCATTGGTAAGAGGTAGACCGTGGTCCAGGTCCCAGCGCCCAGCGGCTTCTACATGGTGCCGATCGACAAGCTGCAAAGCATGTTGGCCGCGCTGGCCAGCGTGCAGACGCGCTTTGGCGTGGCGGGCGATGCTGACGCTGTCGCAAAATCCCTGGCCAGGCTGCCCTATCCGGTGCTCGAGTCGCAAGAGCAACTGCTGGCTCTGCTGCCGTGCATCGTGCTGCGTGAGGGCGATCGCTGGGGGCTGCGCGTGGTGAGCGGCGGCGCCCAAAACTTCCTGCGTCCATTCGGCTCGATCCAGATCACCTTCGCCGACGTTTCGAACTTCCCCAAGGATTTGCAGGCCGGCCACTGCGACTTCGGCAATTGGATCGGCAATACGTTCGTCGACTTGGCGGCCCAGGCGGGCGTGAGTGACCAGCTCAACATTGAAGGGGTGCGTCGGATCGAGGGGATTACTGTTTCGAGCAAAGAAGCCCAGGGCGCCAACGGCGGCAAGCCGTGGTTCATGGCCTCGTTTTACGTGGATTGGAACTCGAATTGACCATTCCCATTTTCATCACGATCGTCGAGCAACCGCCGCTGGTGCTCAGTCCGCAAGAGCATGACGGGCTGATGGCCAAGGTCTACGAGGCCGAGGCGCAAGACTGGTGCTCGAGGATGCTGCCGCGGCACCTCGAACAATCCGCTCACGATCGGTACGGCTATCAAACACGCAAACCTGGCTGGATCACCCAAAAGATCAAGGACCTGGGTCGCGGCGTCGGCGTCGGCGTGCAGGACCTGGTGCACACGGGCGCCATGATGCGGCAGCTGCTCGGCTTCCAGGAGATTCGCACAGATCCCCGCAAGGCCGTCGCGCGTCTCTTCGGGCCCAAATACTTCTGGCAATACAACAAGCAAGTCGGCGCTCCGGACAAGGCGCGGGAAGTTTTGACGGTGCGGCCCGACGAAACCGACGCGTTGGGAGTCGTCGCCCAGCAAACCTATGACCGCGAGTGGTTCCACCTGGCCATTCCCGCCAAGACGACGACCCTCGGTTCCACGATCTGAATATAGGACGCCGCTCGCGGCAGGAGGTCTTTGATGAGCGTTTCATCGATTTGGATGTTGCACGGGATCATGTTTCCCGGCGGCCAATTCTTGAGCCAACTGTCGGACGCCGTGCCGTCGCCCAACGTCGTGGATCTGATCGGCCGCGCCACCGGCCATCCGGATCCGTTGTTCATCGCGAACCGCGAGGAGAAGGTCGATCAGAAGTTCACGACGACGCAGATCAAAACAATGCTGGATCTGTGCGGTGCGACGTTCTTCGCCGACCTGTCGGCCGGCAACACCGATTTGCAATATAAGGCCGGCGCCAATTTGGGTGTGCGGCAGGCCGCCGCCAGCACCGTCCATCAACGGCTGCGCATGACGACCGGCGCCGTTTACTGGGATGGGCTCTCGGTCGAGCACCAGCAGGACGCGGTGATGAACGGCCGAATCGTGCCGATTTTCGATGGCACGCACTCGCCGCTGATCCCCGCGGGCGGCGTGGCGCTGACCGGCACACCGACCGCGGGTGAGTTTTTCACGCTGGGCCCGGTCGAAATCAATGGTAGCGAACTGGCCGGCGTGAAATCGTGGAAGCTCGATCTCGGCAACGTGATCATCGAAGAGAGCGCCACGGGCGATATCTATATCACCTATTGCGGGCTCGGCGAGCGGCAACCGTCGCTCGAGGTCATGAGCCTCGAGGCCGGCGCGTGGAACACCTTCGGGCTGGATGGCCTCGCCCTTTCGAGCCTGGTGTTTTTCCTGCGGCGCAAAGCCGCGGACGGTAACAATGTGGCCAATGCCACGGCGACTCACACCTCGTTCACGGCCACCAGCGGCAAGGTGAACCTGATCAATTCGAGCGGCGGCGGCAACACGCCTGTCGTTACCGGCATCCGGATCCCGCTGCGGGCCAGTTCGTCATCCGCTGCGATCCTGGCAATCAATACGGCCACGGCCATCACCTAAAAGCGAACCACTCACCACCAATCATCGGAGTTTCCGCCATGCTTGAAATCGACATCCAATCGAAGGACTTTGACCTGGCCCGAGACGCGGTCGCGGAAGTGCGCGGCATCACCGCCGCGGCCGCGGCAAAGTTCCTCTGTTTGCTGCGGGCCACGCAGTTCGAACGCCTGGTGAATGCCAGCAAGCAGGCCGTCGCCGATCGCCGCTGCGCGCTGGTGCAGATCGCGCTTGCGCAGACTCTGGCTGAAATGGCGCAGGCCGCCGCGCACAGAGCGCTCACCAGCTTGAGCCAGTTGGCCGCCGGCCACGACGTGGCGGGCGCGACGACCGAGTTCATCGGGCAGGCCGAAGACCTGGCCAATCAGTCGCTCGATCTGGCGACCAAAGCGGCCAACAGCGCGGCACTGGCGGACGACTCGACCCAAAATGCCTCGTCGACTGAAACTGACGCCGCCGCAGACGCGCCAGGTTCGCTTGACGCTGCCGCGGGCGACGAAGCGAACGACGAGACGCTTCAGCTCGATGTATCGCCACCCGAGGCGGCACACGCGGCCACGGACGTCGCGAGCGGTCCCGAGACCGAGCAGGCCTGATCCGCGGGCTGCTATCACGCGCGTGATTCGTTCCCGACCCGCAACACCTGGTGCACAGCAATGGCTTCGCCGCTTTATTTTTTCCCCGGGATCCGACTCGAGTCGATTGTCAAAAACAATCGGCTCGATCTGGCCTTCCTCGCCGGCCGCGGCGTCGCGCCAGCATTCGCGGGCATTCGCGACGTGCGCTCCCAGATGAGCGTCCAGGAGCTGCGCGCCCATGGCCCGGGCAATCATTCGGGGGCGTTGTTGACGGTAGTGGCCGGCGATGTGCCGCTGCGGCTCGGGTTCTTCCCGGACTTCCAGACGTGGCACGAGCGGCCGGCCGGCTGTGAGGCCTGGGTCGGGCTCGATCGCGAATACCCGCCCATGCCGGCGAACCTGGCTCACGCTGTGTTGATGCGCGGCCACGACGTCGAATTGAGCGACGGCAATTTCTGGCACGTGCCGATCGTCCGCAGCCCCTTCGATCGCGATGCCATGGGGCGCAGCAGTTTGCCGCGGGATTTTAGCTACGACCAATCCGGGCGCGCCATATCGACGCGCCAGTCATCCAGCGATCAGGTCTGGGAGCTCTCGGCCGCGGCATGGGATCACACGATGTGCCCGGCGCAGATGCCATCGCTCAATCTAAGCCTGCTTCTGGAACTGTGCGTCTCGACGATCGGCTTGAATTATCGGTTTGGAAAAGTGGAACAGGAACTCCTCCGCCCGATCAATTCGGCCAACTGGGAAGCGATCTCGGATGCTTTGTTGGACGTGCCCTTGCTGGAAGAGCGCGTGGAGTTGGAAAAAAAAAATCAGGCGGCCCTTCAAGCGGGCTTGCCGAGTGCCTCGCCTGGTGTCGAGGACTGAGACCCAATCATCGGCCCAGCCGGGCCGATCTGTACATCGCTGTCTTGGAAAGTCGCCGCGCGACCGCCGTGACGCACAACTACTTCGCGATCAAACGCTAGGCAGACATGGTTGTCCAGCAAACATTCACAGGCAACGCCAACCAGCTGCTCGCTGAGCTGAAGCGGCTCGAGTCGCAGAACCTCAAATTGCAGCAGGGGCAGGCTCAGCATGCGGCCCAGTCGCACCGGCAACATAACGAAGCTCTGAAATTTGCCGACGAGCAGGTGCGAGCCGCCAAGCGGCAAGCTCTTGGGTGGGTGACCGGCTTCGTTTCGATCGAGCGCGGCATCGACGGGGTCAAAGAAGCCTACGCCGAGTTGGGCCATCTGATGAGCGAAGTCGCCGAGAAGGCGAAGGAAAACAATATCGAGATCCTGCGTAGCATCGGCCTGGCAGGTGAAGCAGCTCGGGCCGGCGAGATCTATTCGCGACTCGGCAAGGTGCCGGGCGTTGCGCGCTCCGATGCGGCCGCCGCGTATGAAGGAGTGCGCAGCGGAGCCCCAAACGCGTTGGATCTCGACAAGAGGTTGAGCCTGACGGAATCCGTGAGCCGCTACGCGCGCCTCGGGCAGCACATTGATCTCCGCCAAATGGGCACGCACGCGGGAATGATGAGCGAGCTATTCCCGGGCAAGTCGCCGGATGAGATCGCCGATATCACGCGCGTGGCCGAGCAAAAGTTGGGCGACTTCGCGGGGCCATTCTTTAGCCGTCGGCAATTCCCGAAGATCCGCAAGCTCGTCAAGCTCGGCGTTTATGGCTCGGAGGCGGATGCCCTGGGCGAGCTGATTCCAGCGGCGTCAGACAATCCAACGCTGGCGACGGAGCTGGAAGCGGCTACCGAGAAGCGTTGGGAGAAGGTGCGTGGCCATGCGGCGCATACCGAGAAGGGTAAAGCGGAGAATCGGCTGGCATCTGCAAAAACGCCGGCCGAGCGAGCAGCCATCTTGCGCAGTCTGAATCCGGAGATCGCTGGCGAGCTGGGCGTGCATTGGGCCGCCGGTGCGAGCCCGGAGAAGTCGGCCGCTGTCGCCCAGGCGATTCGCGAGGCCCAGGGCAATCTTGGTCGCGAAGAGACGGCATTCGCCCGAACTCCGACGGGTGCCGAAGCGCAGGCAAACTACGCGGCCGAGACGGCCACCGGGAAAGTCGAAGAAGAGTCCTACGTTGACGCGGAGGAAAAGGAATCCCGAGCGAATAAGGCGTTCTACGAGCAGTTTGCCAAAGACCATCCTGGCGAGAGCGGCAAGACGATTAGCGCCGGAGCTTCCTATTGGGCTCAGCGCTCGCTGTTAGGCCTGTACCGCATGGCCGGACGGATCGCGGGCGAAGAAGATCCGAACAAGTTTGCCCTGCAACAGATGGAAGTCGAGTCGGAAAACAAGCCGATGAGCCGCCGTTACGCGAGCGGACAGGCCGCCGTCGAGGCGGGCCAAGCGGCCGAGGAAAGACGCCAATCGCTAGAAGTCCAGAAGCAACAACTCGACGAGCTCAAGAAACTCAATAGCCGTCCCTCAAGCGCCGCCACTGTCAGCGGCAGCACGGAAGAATAACCAAACCTCAGCCCACGATGCCCAACATTGCCGATCGTCCTAAACCAAATTGGTTCGTTTTACTTCATCGAGCTCGCCGGCAACCCAGAGGCCGTCAAGCAGCAGATCGCGCTCTATACCCGCAGCGGAGTGGATGGCGTGACGGTGGTCGACGACGGCGCGCGAGGAACGCCCTTTGTCCTGCGGAGCAAAGTCGACTGCACGAGCTATTCCGTCGGCCGGGCGACCTACCTGGCCTATCGGCAGCTGATCGGCGCTTCGCCGGTGGACATGACCTGGCAGGATCTCGAGTTGGCCAGCGAGGACGTGAGTTTTTGCGTGCTGAATGTGACCCAACAAGTATTGCGACCGATCCTGGTGGCCAGCGGCGGACTGTATCCGCCCAGCCTGGCGTGGCTCGAATGCGATTGGACGATGATCGCCGTGGCGAATGAAGCGTAGGAAGAAAAACACAGAGGGAGCGATCCAATGGCTACGACTGTAAAAGCGACTTTGAACTTCGGGATGCTGTGCACCGAAGTGCTCGATGCTGCGATTGTTCCGGGCGCGAATGCCCCGACGGTCATTCATAACAAATTCGAGACCAAGATCACGCTGGACGGCGCGAGTACTCCGCCGGTGTCCTTCGTCTCGGAGCAAGCGATCGCTTCGAGTGCCTCGGGCACGATCGACTTCACGTCGCTGCCGACGACCCAAGGCGCCCGCACCGCCGTCCCGCTCAAACTCCGCGGCCTGCGGATCGTCAACAACGGTACGCATCTTTTCTCGCTGGCCGTCGGCGGAACGAACGGTTATGCGATCGGCGGCTCCGCGATCAATGTACAGCCGAAATCCGTAGCAGGCCCCGGCTGCATCGAGGTGTTCTTCGCCGATGGACTGCTGGCCTCGGATGCGACGCACAAAACGCTCGACTACACGTTCAACGCCGGCGACGCCGGACCGGTGAATCTCACACTGCTGTTGGGGTAAAGAAAAGAGGCCTCCGGCGGCCGGCGACGTCGCCGGTCACGGATTACGAGCAATCTTCAACGGAGTTTTTCCAATGACTGTCATCACGGACGATTCGGCCGGGACGATTCACCACGGCAGCGCCTCGATCGGCGCGACGCCCGCCCAGCTCTCCGCGAGCAAGGTCCCGCTCACGCGCGGCGTGAAAATCAAGGCGGGTTATGCCAACACGGGCCGGCTCTACGTCGGCACGGTCAACACCGTTACGGCGGCCTCGGCCGGCGCCACCGACGGCTTCGAACTGGCCGCCGGCGACAGCGAGTTTTTTCCGATCGATGATCTCTCGAAGATCTGGATCATCGCCAGTGGCGCCGGCCAGGCCGCTTATTTTTCCGCGTTCTGAACGAAGAGGCCTCCGGATGACGACCACTCAACAACTGCTCCGCCGATCGAAGCGCAACGTGCAGCCCTACTTTGTCCGCGGCGTCAGCGGTGCCAAGCACGCACCGATGTGGACGCTGCATTCTTGCGCTCCGTCGTCGACAGTAAACCTTACGGGCCAGCCGTTCTCGGGTGTTCGCAACCCGCTGCTGCTCACTTGCAACGACGGCTCGATCATGGCCTTCGCGAAGGTTTTCGAGGGTGGTATTCAGGACTACAACGGCTGCGGGATCATCTTCAGCAAGAGCACCGACGGCGGCAAAACGTGGACCGTGCCGGCCCAGGCTTACCTCAAGAGCAACTACTCGGCCGATCGCAAGCACTGGCTCGACGAGGTTTCTGTCGGCCAGTCGGCCGGCGGCCGGATCTTTCTGTTCTGGATTGAGTTCGATTCGACGGACGGCACGACCAACACCTGCACGTCCTCGGTTCAATACTGCAAGAGCGATGACGGCGGCACGACATGGAGTGCGAACGTCGACATCACGGCCACGACCAAGAAGGTCGATAACACGCATCCGACCTCAGAGGCCACGATTCTGGCGAGCACGTACGCCAAAACGAATGCGATCTGGGGATGGATGGGCACCGGGCCGGGGACCGCGGTCACGCTCAAGCTGGGAGCGCTGGCGGGGCGGATGATCGTGCCTGGCACACATCGCTACATTTTCGCCAACACCTTCGGCGACTTTGACACGAGCACCAATAGCTACAACCATACGATGATCTGCGACAACCCGGACGCAGTGACCCCGGCCTTTCATCTCGGTGGCGGCCTGATCGAAAGCACGGCCGGCAACCTCGACGCGAACGAGTGTTGCATGGTCGAGTGTGCGAATGGCGATCTATACGCCAACTTCCGCAACCGCGGCAACGGTGTCACGACCCGCTACAGCTCGCGCTCGACCGATCAGGGCCTCACCTGGGCGACGCACGCCGCTGAGTCGGTTCAAGCAGCCAGTGCCGAGGCCTCGGCGATGTGCAAGCTCGCCAACGGCAACATCGTGCTGTTGTCAAACAATGACACCGCCTTGAGATCCAAGGGGAGCATTTTCCTCAGTGCCGACAACGGCTTGACCTGGACATTGAAGAAGACGGTCTGGGAGACGATCTTCGGCTATTGTGCGATCTGCTGCCCCGGCGGCCAGAACATGCTCGCGATGTTTGAGTGTGTGGAGAACACGCAAGCCTCCGGAGGGCCGATCAGTGACGGATTTGCCTCCTTCCAGATGATCCACCTCCGTGGGTTCAATTTGCTGTGGGTCAATAGCACCCAACCCACGCAGGCGGGGTACATTCAGCACTGGTTCAACGAAGCGACGAGCGGCGCCGTTATTCAGACTCAAGACCATGGCACGGGCGGCTATCCGGCCTTTGGAGCTGGATCGGCCAAGCCCAGCTACGGCGCCAATGGGATCACGTTCGCGGGAGACACCACGACTAAGCTGATCCTCCAGCCCGCCCAGACGACGACCCTCGGCGGCCCCTGGGACATGCGCACCGACTCTTGCACAATCGAGCTGCAAGGCGTGAAGTTCACCTTCACGCCTGGGGTGGAATTCAACGCGTTCGTTGATCTGGGCCAGTCACCGAATTGCTTGATCCGACTGAATGCCAGCGAGAATGCCCACGCTGGAGTGGATTGGGAAGTCAACGCCAAGATCGTGAGCACCGGCGATATTCTCAGTGGCACACTCTACGACATCGTCTGTGTGCGTGACAACGCTGCTGGCAAGTACAGCATTTACAAGGCACTGGCTGGAACTGGAAATTACGTATTAGGCAGTCAGGACACGGCCAGTGCGGCCACCAATTTCCATTCCAATCTCGATCACACGATGGGCTATAGTGCCACCGATGCTTCGGGGCAGGTAGCGACGATCCAAGGGATCCGCTTCACCCGGGCCGCCCTCGCGCCTTCGCAATTCACCCCCTGCCCGGCCAGCCCAGAAACGCCGGCCCAGCTCTACGGATACACGCCTCCGGCTCTGACCACGAACCCAGCGGCGTTGAGTGGCACGCTGAAGCTGTGGATGTACAAGACGAGCGACGGCGGCCAGCTCTGCTCCGTCGAGGGCTATACCGGGAGCTCACCGCCGCCCTTGCCGGCCCCGCGCGGGATGGGGATTTGTTCTTATCGCGATCCGATCTACGGCGGCCTCTATACGAACGGCACCAGCCGGGGAGCCTGGTGGGACAGCGACGCGACGGTCGGCATTCACGTGCGGCAGAGCTACGTTTCCGCGGGCAGCGCCGGCGGACCGATGGTCGAGTCGGTGCTCTCCAAGCAGATCGACCACATCCAGAACATCGGCACGTTCGCCATCTCCTTTGCGGTGAACTTCCACACCGACACGACCGAGAACATTCTGGACACGAGCGGCGCCGGCGGCCATCCCGGCATTCGGATCTGGCGCGAAGGCGCCAGTGGTTTGTTGTCGATCCGGATCTGGAAGGACGCCGCGGACAACAAGGTTTTCGAGCAGACGTCGATCGGCGGCACGGCCCTGGCGATCAACACCTGGTACCGGGTCACGATCTGCGGCAACGGATCGGGGAATACCCTGGCGATCTACATCACCACGCTCGCCGACCAGGTGCTGCGGACCAATGGCCCGATCAACACGTCGGCGACCTTCGGTACGGCCGGCACGTACAACTCGACAAACGTGATCACGATTGGCGACAAGAGCGACAACACGGCGCCCTGCGATGCTCGCTGGAAAAACTTCTTGGTTTACTCCGGCGCTCCGTTGACCCAGCAGAACCACGTCGACCTGGCCGTCTTCGACACGCAGCACTGATTATTTCGCGCGTGATACCAACAAATGGCAGCGACCGAAATCACCTTCGACAATCGCCCGCGCACGGTCCCGCCGCACACGGTCTATCTCAAATCGAGCTGGACGAGCGACTGGGTCGAGGAGCCGCATTTGCACTGCGACTATTGCCAGTTTACCGCCAATCCGGACATGGCCCGCGCGCAGTTCACCTGGCTCTACGGCAATATTCTGCGGCCCGGCGATACGGCGTTCGAAGTGGTCGAGCGGCTGGATCACCTGCGCTCCTTCGTCAAAGTCGAATTTACCGAGCCGGCGCCCGAGGAAGAGGAAGGTGGCGAGCCGGACACGCCGGCACCGATCATCTGGTACGGGATTTTGGAGGAAGACAACGGGGAACAGAAGGGCATCCTGGCCAGCACGGAAGACGGCCACGGCCGCGGGCACCAGGTGCTGATCGCCTACGGCCTGGACATCATGCTCCACCGGCACGTGTTGCGCAGGAGCGTGGCGATCGGTCCGGAGGGAACCGAGATCACGATCCAGCGGGCGATTGAGTTCAACGCCAAGGCCCAGATTGATGGTCCCGACAAGGTCGAGACCGGCAACCGTTCGGCCGATCCAACCGAAGGCGGCACGTTCGTTTTCAGCAATGATCTGACGACGAGCCAATTCTGGTCCACCTTCAACGCCGTGGATTATCTGCTGACCCACCACGCTCCGGCCGACGAGGTCGACGACATTGTGGTTGAATGGGGACTGGCGATCGATGGCCTGGGATCGCTGCCGACGTTCGACAAGCCGCGCAAGGCCTGCCATGGGCACACGCTCCGCCAGGTCCTCGACGAGTTGATGGACCGCCGCCGGCTGGTCGGCTACTCGCTCGACGTGGCCGTCGGCGAAGGCTCCGGTGGCACCGACATGATCGTGGTGCGGCCGTTCACGTTCACGCCCGAGGATGTCTCGTTCGAGGACGATACCATCCGCGCCAACCCGGCGCAATTCTCGCTGGTGTTCGACGCCGACACGGCCGTGCAGACCGCGTTCGTCCGCAAGGCCACGCTCGAAATGGTTGATCAGGTGATTTGCACGGGCGGCCGGATCGTGGCTTGTTTCTCGATGGCCGGCAGTGCCCTGGCCGGAGAAAACTTCGTCAAGCATTGGACCGACGATCAACAAAGCCAATACGACACGGCGGCTTCCGAGAGCGACGGTTACGACGATTTGGATCTCTGGGAGCAAGAGCAGCGCAACAAAATGTGCCGCGCTGGCGAGCACCTCAAACGGGTCTATTCGTACTTCGGGCTGCCCACGACTTGGGACGGCACGAACAACGAAGGCGATATCGTGTTCGAGGATCGGGACAATCCGGGCGTGACGCTGCCGTTCTATTTGCCGCAGATCCGGTTCCTCTCGCATTTGCCGCTCAAGACCGATCACGATTACCGCGAGAACAACATTGCCGACCTCGAGGTGCCCGACAACACGCCGACTGGGCAGAAATGGGAATACCGGCCGCCGTTCGTGGCGATCCTGTTGCCCAATACCGACCCCGATCGTTATCAGGCGCTCAACGCGTTGGCGCTTAATACCGAGTTCCCGCAGCCCAGCCTCGAGACGGCCGACGGTTTCAAATTCTCGGCCTCGGTGCGGATGCAGGACGACGCGCCCGGCATCGTCCTGACGATCAGCGGCCAAGAGCAGCATATCATCGCCAGCGAGGATTTCACGCCGCTCGAGGCCGACGATGCGGACATGGCCACATTCGACTGGAACGCGATCACGGCCACCGTGGCGATGGAGATCGACAAGTTCGTCGAGGGCCGCTGGCCCGATGCTCCCGTGGCCAGCCAGGTCGTACGGCGGCTCGTGATCGATCTGGGGGACGAATACAAGCAGCATTGGGTCACCGCCAACACCGTGGTGGCCATCGACCCGGACACGGGCGATTTCCGCAAGACCACGGGCGGCGGCTTCATTCGCGACGACTCTTCCAAGCTCCAGGCGCTCGCGCGGCTCGTCTACGAGTGGTACCACGTTGAACGGCAGAGCCTTGAGCTGCAACTGGCCTATATCTCCGGCGCGCTGAAGGTCGGCGACCTGATCACCACGATCGGCCAGGGCGATAGCCTGCAAACGATCAATTCGGTGATCACGGGCGTCAAATACGAGTTCCCGATGCAGGAGCTGAGCGAGAAGCCTCCCACCGCCAAGACCACCTTCACCACGCAGTTCGCCGAGCTCGACGCAAAGAAGTTCGTCGGCCACGGCTAGTCACTAATCCCCGATCACTGTTATGGCCAAATCTCCCGACAGCCGCCGGATCGCCGACCTAGAGCGCCAGCTCGCCGCACTGACGATCGAGCTGCGCCAAAGCGCTTTGCAGGCGGCGCGCGGTGAGGTGCCGCAGGCGGTCCGCCTGGCGAAGACCGTGGCGCCGCCAGAGGATACATATCCATCGGCGTCGACCACGCCCAACACTTATCCGATCGTGTTTCTAAATGGCACGTTCGATCAAGAGCCCGGTAATCAGTCGCCGACGTTCGTCGAGCGCCAGAGCGAAGCCTGCACCGTCGCCCAGAACGTCTCGCAGAATCAATACTTTTATGTTCCCGAAAACACGATCGTCGCCGTCTGGAAGCAGCGCGGGCGATGGCGGTTTGACTACTCGCTGGCGAACATTTCACCGGTCACGCTCGGCAGCACATTGGCCGACGGGGCGAGCGTGAGCGTGACCCTGGTCGACGGCCGAACGGTGACCGCGACCAATTCCAGCGGCCAGAGCCTGTCGGCCGGCCATGCGCTCGCCGCGCAAGGGCTCGACGCCAATTGGTATCTGACCGGCGCCGGAAGTGGTGGCGGAGGCGGCGGTTCCACCAGCATTATGCATGGCATCGTTTCTGCGGCGGCGGCAATTCTCCCTGGCGCAGCCGGCAACGTGACAACCGGATCAGGCGTCGTTTCGGCCACCAATCAGTCTGACGTGTCGATGTTTCCTGGTGATCTAGTCACGGTCTACGAAGAATCGTCGACCTGGTACGCGATCAACTACGGGATCGAGATGTATCCGATAAGTGGTGGCTGTCCATCCCCTGGAGTCGCGCAGGGAGCAAACATCACTGTGACTCTGCCGGATGGTCGCAGCGTCTCAGCTTTAAACACCGCAAGCCACACCATCGTCACAACGGCCCCGATCCACGTTTATCTAAACCGATTCACCGGGGGTTGGATCGTTATTCCAGCCGACACCATCGTGCCGCGGATTTTCAAGGCGTTGATCAACGACGCCACTGGAATGGATCCTGCCGACACGAATGGCACCATCGATAACATCATCATGTTCGATCAGGGGCCTGTGCCGCAGGTGACCGGAAAAAACATCTCAGTTATCGACAATCCCCTGAAGCTCTCCGCAAACGACAATGACGTCGTGATCGTTCAGCAGGATCTAACTGGCTCACTTTCGCCTCTTGGGTGGTTTGCGTTAGCGGTCATGGGTAAGTTTCGACGGCGAGTCAAAGGTCTCATCAACAATGGCGCCGGCCTGCTGGCTTCCGATGCCAATGCAACCATAGATACGATCACGACGTTCGATGGCTCGACTGCCCCAACGATCACGACGGCGGCCAACTTTCTGGGATTCTCCGGGAAAGACAACGACATTGTGATTCTGGAAGAAGTAGTAACGGCAAGTCCTACAACCTGGTTTGTAGCACACATTCAGTCCGACGTCGGCGTTACGAAAATCTACAAAGCACTTTTGAATGGTGGACTCGCAAGCGCGACTACTCCTGCGACGATTGACACGGTGAAAACGCTGGCTGGCGGGACTGGTCCGACTGTTACGAGCGCCGAGAACTATCTTGGCTGGGCCGGCGCGGACAATGACCCGTGTTTGATTCTCGATGATGGAAGCGGTGCCTACGTTCTGTTGTCGGTCAAGTGGAGCGTCGTCACTACCGTCACAGACTCGCTGATTGACGCCGCTAACATGAAGATCCAGAAGAAGACGACGGACGTCCTGACCAAGCCGAACGCGGCTCAGTCTGGCGCGACGGACATCGACACTGGCCAGAGCTGCTAAGCCATGACCAATCACATTCGCTGGAAGCCGGGCTCGCCCAACCACATCCTTTGGACGAACACGAGCCCGAGGCATATTAGCTGGGGATGCCCAGCGCCAACACTTTGCGACTTGCCGGGATTTACGCCAACGACGCAAGTTGCGGATGGCACATCGGCGACAGTAATAATCAGTGGCATTACGAGTGCCGACCCTTTTTATCAGGTTTGCCCCTGCGAGTTTTACTGCGGCACCATTTCATTGCCAAAGACGGGTTGCGGGAACTACCAATTGTTTTCGGCGGGTTGCGGAAGTACGCACGGCGTAACCGCACCGTTCTGGGGTTTATCAATTGTCCCGTCCGGTTCGGATTTCGTTTGGGCCGCGACCGTGCAAACAAACGGCCTGGCTACAGCTTTCGAGGGGGCACAGTGGCGAAGCCCTCCGCTTCCCCTTATTGGTGGCACGTATTACGATGCTAGAGGTACGTTTAGCCTCACCCTGTTTTCAAGTGCAAGCGTCTTTTACGGTTGCACGTTTTCAGCGGCCACCGTTTCAGCTACCGTTGCTTAAATGCTCTGCGAGTTCAAAACCGAGCAGACCGCCAACGGCTTTCGGCAGTATTGCCCTAAATGCGGCCACGCGGCGACGACGAGCACCGAACGATATTTGCGTAATTGCGAAATTGAGGGGCCACCAAAGCCCGGACTCGGCGACTTATCCGCCTACGCTCTGGCCCATCTTGGGATCACGAAAGAGAAGTTCGCCGAGTGGATGGGCAAGGATGGCGATTGCAGCAGTTGTGCAAAGCGGCAAGAAAAGCTGAATCGCTTCGGGCGCTATCTGGCGAAGAGGGCCGAAAAACTGGGGATCACGCTGCCGTTTTAGATCGCGTTCAAAACGCGCGTGATAATTTGACACGCGGCCGGCCGTTCGGGACGATGGAGCCCATGGCCACGCCCCACGAGCACGATGAACCGATTGATCTGACCTCGCCGCCGGTCCCTCCGCCCGTGATCGCTTCCAAACGGGCCGCTCCGCCAATTGCCCCGGCCGCGCAGGCCACTTTGGCCAAGGCAACGCGCAACCAGGCCAGCGCTGCGGCGACATCGCAAGCGGCAGCGATCGCCAACCTGTCTCTCGGCCCCTGCGACGAATGCGGCAAACCGATCTCCCGGCGAGCTCGTCAGTGCCCGCACTGCGGCGCGCCCGCGGCCTATTGCCGCCAGGCCCACTACGTCGAAGCGGTCGGCTCCTTCGTCGTGAGGCCGTCTGCGTTTGGCCATGTCGTCGCCAGCCTCGCGGCCTTCGGGCTGCTCATCGCGGTGACTGGCGGAGCTGGGCCGGGGCATGAGCCCAGCCTAGTTGCCGTAGTGATCTGCCTGGGACTGATGATCTGGGGCCGCATTCCGCGCGAGATCATCCATCGCGCGCCGGCCGACGACGAGTAGCATCTCGCCTTCGCCATCAGCTGCTAGCTGCTGCTCACCGCCCTTTGGATCAATCGCTCCATGCGCTAAGGTTGAGGGCGTCGTTCCTGCCTGGATCCGGACCTCGCGAGCGCAATTAAGTCTTAATCAACAAGACGACGGACCGCCCGCCAAAAAACTTGTTGGTTCTCCGGTCTTCGGAACCGAGGGTTACAGGTTCGAATCCTGTCGGGCGTAGTTTGCCGTTTCGAGTGAACGAGTTGCGCGGCCAAGCGCATCGGTCAAGTAGACCGAGGCTGTTAAACCGCGCAGCGCACATAGGAGCAGGCAAAGAAATACACGGATAAGTTGGCTGCGGCACGCCCTCTCCTTTTTGCTTCGCTAGTTTTGGGGAGAGGGATGCGGCCCTTCCAATGAAGCCCCGCCCGGAGTTATTCACCGGGCGGGCATTTTTTACAAACGCCAAGGAAGGAAGAATCGCTATGCCGCGCTGGATCGAGTTTAGGACAACGAACGAAGGACCGGTGAAGGTCGAACGGGATGCCTGCGTTTCCATCGAGCTGACGATGCAAGGAGGCCTCGTCGTTGGCCTCACGAGCGGTGTGAAGTTCCGGGTTCATCCAGACGACGCTCTGCACGTCATCACGGAAACTTGCGGACCTTTCAAAGATTATCCAACGCTGACTTCACCGAAACCGGCGCCAGCTCCGCGCCCTGGTCTGAAGGATTTAGACGCCGGCGACGGCTGATAAGCTTCACTTCTTTCCCGGTTTTCCGGGTCGAATCGGAGCTTTTTTCTGCGCTCGCTTATAGCGTTTCAAAGCCATGGCGATGTGCGGCTCATCCTCACCCCAGGTAACTGCGTCTCCCGGGAAAAGAAGCCGGCGAAGACGCAAAAACTCTTTGGTAGAGACGACCACGCTGGGACCGCTGCCCAGAAATATCCTGTAGCCGTCTTCGCCACAGGTGAGCGCCCGCAGATTGCTGGCGCGCGTGAGGATTTCCGAGACGCCATGAACCGCGGGGTTCTCGGCCTGAATGCGAATGAAAAGATCCATGCAGTCCTCCTCGGGTGGATGGTGCAGCGGTCTTCGGAACCGTGGGCTGTTGGTTCGAATCCCATCTGCTGTTCTCTTGTAGTTGAAAATCTTTTCCGCGCACAGTTGACAATTCTGGCGCGACGGCACATATTGCTCACCGTTGCCGCAGGGCCTGAATAACCCCGCGACGACAAAACTAGCGAAGTCTCTTTTCGAAACGACCTACCGATTCGGCTGTGGCCGGCCGAATCTTCTGGAGCCCAACTTGGTGCTCGGGCCGCTTCGATCAGCCCTTCGCGTTAGCGAGCGTTGATCGTTACAGCCGCTTTTTCCGCTAGTTATAGCGGTGCGGCCTTTGGCATCCGACTGGTTGGGCGCAACACGCGTCCCGGTTTTTTCGCGCGTACGCCTGCGCGTCGAACGAGCCGGAGCTTGGGCCGCCGCGCGGAGGTGACAGACATCGTCGCCTCCGCCGGCCGCCAGCGTGCGTGCGCGTGGATTCTCTGCGATGATGCTTTTTGCGCTGAGGATGGCTAGGACAGCGGCGCGCGTTACCGATTTGCCACGAGCGCCAAGGCTGCTCGGACGGATTCTGGAACGGAGAGCCGCCGCGTGCGCGCCAACCTTCTGGAGCTCTTCCGATGGCTTTTACCAAGCCCCCCTCGTTTCTTCCCGACGCCCGCAACTCTGGGCCTTCGCTGCGCCTGTTCGACGACGCCGCCGCATCTCAGGACGACGGCTCGCCCTTCGACGGCGAGCTCTCCGGCAACATGACGCTGCCACAATTCGTCGAAGAATGGTTCATCCCGGTGCTGCTCGTCGGCGATGGCAAAAAAGCCTCGACGGTCACGCTCTACCGAGAGCTGGTCGACTGGTGGCTGCGCCTAACAACCAATCCGCCTGTCAACCGGATCAACGACCGCACGATCGCCGACTTCAAAACGCATCTCGGCGAGGCCACGTATCGCCGCGGCCGGACCGGCCCCGAACGAAAACTGGCGCCGGCAACCCGCTCCAAGCACCTGGCCCATTTGCGGGCCATCCTGCACCGGCTCGGCCCGACGATCGATCGCAAGCGGCCGGGCAAAAACCTCGTCGCCGACGTGCCCTATCTCACGGTCACGAAATCGAAGACCAGGCCCAAGCGGGCTTTCGCGATCGACGAGGCGCTCAGGATCGTGGGCGCCACGAGGCTGATGCCATTGCCGCGGTACCGGCGCCTCTGGAAGGTCGCGCCTCCCGATCTGTGGTTCGGCTTCATCATGATCCTGTTCTACACGGGCCTGCGGACCGGGACCGTGCTCAAGTTGCGGTGGGACATGATCGCCGACCAATCCAGCGACGGACAGCCGGGCGTGGATGGTGGCCGCTGGCTGATCGTGCCAGGCTCGATCGTCGACAAGACCTCGAAGCCGCTGGACAAGTTTTTTCATCCGGCCGCGCATGCCGCGATCGAGCGGCTGCGTGGCAACTGCCAGCCGGGCGATCTGATTATCCCGTGGCCCCATTGGCGGCGGCACATCAACGATCGGCACGAATATTTGCAGCGGCTGGCCGGTCTCGACGAATCGACCTGGCTCAGCCCGCAAGCCTGGCGGCGCAGCCACGGCAAGGAAATGGCCCGCGTCGGTGCGAAGCGTGGGATCGAGATCGCTCAGCACGCGCTCGATCATGCGGACGAACGCACCACGCGCGAGAGCTACGTCCACATCGAGCCGGAACTGATCTTGCAGTTACCGTGCATCGACCTGCTGCTCAAGAGCCTGGAAGGCGAGCGGCAGCTCGAACTGTTTTAGAAGCTAGGTTCGACCGAGCGCTGGCGACTCTGGGCACGCACATCGTCCGGGTCGCCGGCGCTTGGCCATCTCTGTCGTCGTGCCATCGCGCCGACCAGCGGGGTAGCTCAGCGGAAGAGCACCGGGCTCATAACCCGGAGGCCGGGCGTTCGAATCGCCTCCCAGCCATGCGACTAAGTGTTTTCGCCGCTCGGGCGATGCGGCCACTTTCATCCCTCGAACCCAGAAAGGAATCTCCCAACGACGCGACCGCCGTCGATGTTCATCACCCGAAATTGTCAGGTAAGTATCCGCTCGCCGTCGTGCTCTTCGCCCAGGCACGACGCGCGAGCGGTTTTTTTGCGCACCCGGAGGCAGTCCGGTGACTGATAGCCGTTATCAATGCCGCCTGTGCCATTTCGAGCCGCTTCCCGGGCCGCTCGCCGCGTGTCATTTGCTCGAACACCTGATCGGCGAGCATGGCATCGACATCTACCCGGCCTACACCTACTGCTTGGATTTGATTTACCCGGAGGAAGCGGCCAATCGGCCGGTCCCCGCTAACCACGGTCCTGAAAGGATTCTTTATGAGTTGGAGTATCTCGCTGATCGGCAGACCCGACAAGATCGCCGCGGCCCTGCAGGAACAAAGCGGCAAATTGACGGGCCAATCGAAGCTCGAATTTGACGATGCCCTGCCGCATCTCACGGCCCTCGTCGGCCAGAACTTCGCCGTCGATGGCAACGGCTACCTATTGCCGCTGGTCAAGCTCGAAGCCTCCGGCTCGGGAACTGCCAAGGGCGAGCAGCAAGTTGTCAGGTCGTGCACTGTGAAGGTTGAGCCGATCTATGCCAATTACCTGGTGTAACCATGAAGGAGCTTCCCGTCGCGATCGGCGCGATGTTGCCCAATGACGAGGCAGGCCTGGCCGGCGTGCTCGTGACGATTCGCGTCACGGTGCCGCAGGCTCGCAAGCTGCTGCGGTGCGCGCGGTTCTTTGGTCGCACGCCCGAGGCGGGCGCCTTCTGGGTGCTCGCTGAAGTCGTCGAGCGAACGCTGCGCGAGGCGGGAGTTTCACTGGAAGGATTGGAAGAGCCTCCGGCGGCCGGCGAGCTGCCGGAGGCGGTTTAAGCGTTTTGATTTTTCCGAGTTTCTCAAGAAAGGATTCCAAAATGACGACCGCGACGAAGAAGGAAACCGAACGCCCTGTCATCATCTGCACCGAGCATCGCGGAGTGTTCTTTGGCTATGCCACCGACACCTCCGGAGATCGCGCCTTCCTGCGGGCGGCGCGCATGGCGATTTATTGGGGCACCACGCGCGGCGTGATGGAGCTGGCCGAAACAGGCCCAACGTCGAACAGCAAGATCTCCGCGCGTGCCGACATCGACGTGCGCAAGATCACCGCCGTGTTCGAAGTGACGCCCGCCGCGCTCGCTAAGTGGGAGGCCGCGTGATGGCGTGGCCTCACTTCACCGAGCGGGTGACCGTGATCGACGTGCTCGACGTCGCCTGCATCGACAAGGTCCTCGAATGGATCGACGAAAACGGTAAAGCGATCGTCGTCCAGGCGCGCGAGCATGCGCGCAATGATTACATTCAGCGCGCCGCCAATAACACCGGTTACGGTTCCGGTTACGGTTCCGGTTACGGTTCCGGTTCCGGTTCCGGTTCCGGTTACGGTTCCGGTTACGGTTACGGTTCCGGTTCCGGTTCCGGTTCCGGTTACGGTT